ACTCTTCCATCTGATCCATGAGCATATAATTCATAAACTCTTTTACTCTTTGTGCTTGCTCTTCTCTTTGAAAATTTATTTCACCAACAACTTGAGTTCTTACAGGACCATCGCTTGGTAATAATTCTTTATAAGCTTGTGCTTGAAATTGTGTAACGGCTTCTGATAACAATGGATGTGTTACACCACTTGCACCTTTAAAAGGTTGTCCTTCATCATTGTATTTAAATCCTAATAAATCTAATCCTGAAGTATAACCTTTTTCCCAATCTCCTCTTGACTCTTTATCTTTTTTATAATCAGTCACAAGCTCGTTAGCAATTCGAGACAGAACTTGTTCATCAAGATCAGTGGCTACATTTTTATAGAAAGATTCAAGTAATTGTTGTTGAGCGTCAACAACTTCTTCAGGTTTTACTTCTTCATCCGTTTCAATAACTTCGACTTCAAGATCTTCTTTTTTTTCTTCGTTTGTATCTTCTGTATTTTCTTCAGGTTCAGTGTTTTTTTCTACAGCCATTAATATATCCTTGTTTTTTTATTTTTTCCTAGTTTACATTTAGCCTTTACAAACTTGCCTTGCTTAGCTCCAATTTTTTCATAATACATAGGAAACATTTTTTGTGCAGCACCACTTCTTCTTAGTGATTCATTTTTTTCTTTAATCTCACCAATCAAATCACGGCTTTGAAAAACAGGAGCTGGAGGGTCTTTGAAAAAAGCAAAAGGATCACCACCCATAGTCTCATAAATTTTTAATAATTTTTCACCTTTACTAGAGCCTTGTTCCGTGGTCACTGAAGGAGTAGCCGAGGAATCCGCAACACGCCTGTCTTCCTCATCTCTTTTTTGTCTTTGTGTTTTATATTTAAGAACCTCGTCTTGTCTTTTCTTTTTTTCTCTTTCTTCTTCATTGGATTTATATTTATCCATGAGAAATTTAGAAAATGGATTTGCTGCTTTCATCATTAATAATACCTGTATTCCTTCTCTGGTAAATCTTCAAGTTCTTTGTAATCTGAGTATAACTCAATAAAATTACCTTGCCTATACCTTAACACAGCTTGGGTAGTTGAATCAACATAATCATCATTTGCTCCATTAGGAAAAGCAGCACACTCATCCATAACTTCATCAGCAAACATTTCACCATAAGGAAACCACACCTGACCACTTTCAAATATCGGAGCAACTGAATTGACTCTGGTATGTTTGTCATTACCTTTACTCGGAACAAAAGGCACAACAGGAATACCCATCCGTCTAAATTCCTGAGTCAAGGGTTCACCACTTGCTTTTTGTTCTATGATAACAGTTTCAGGTTCCCAATACTTATACGCATCCATCGCCACAGCTTTTAATTCAGGAAAATCATACTTGCCTCGAATGGCATCTAATAAAATTAATGCTGGCGTAGCTTCATCAGGATGAAATATTCCCCACGTTGTAATAGCCGAATAGTCGGCTGTTTCTTTTTTACTAAACGCTGTATCATAACTTTGTATAACATGAATTAAATTTGGTACAGTCGGACCTTTCCATGCTTGCCACCATTCTCGTTTTAAAATTGCACCTTCTTCAGATGTAGGGTTTTGCATATACTGAGCTGACCAATTACGAATAGGTAACGATGCTTTTATTTTTTCTAGCTCTTCTAAAGACCAATATTCATTCCAGACAGGATTCCCGCTTGGTAAAATTGCAGGAAAAGATATTTGTCTCCATTGATCGGCTTTTACCTCAGATTGATTTTTTATGAGCCTTCCTGTTAAATCATCTTCCGCCCATCTTGTCATGACTAACAAAATTGAACCACCAGGTTGTAATCTTTGTCGAGGTCCTGAAGTGTACCAATCAAAAGCTCTCTCCATTGCCATGTCTGACATTGAATCTTGTTCCGTGTGTGGATCATCAATAATCAATAAGTCAGCACCACGACCCGTGATGGACGCACCAACACCTGCTGCGTAATACTCTCCACCATGATTTGTTTCCCATCTACCTTTTGCTTTGGAGTCCTCACGCAGTTTAACATCACCAAAAATTTGTTTGTATTGTGGTGAATCAATAATGTTTCGAACCTTAGAACCGAACCTTACTGCAAGTTCTGTATTATGCGATACCTGCATAATTTTTAATTTCGGATTCTTGCCAATCATCCATGCAGGAAAATAAATTGATGCAAATTCAGATTTAGTATGCCTCGGAGGCATGTTTATTATGAGCCTTCCTTTTTTTTCATGAGCAATGTTAGTAAACTCTCTGGCTATAATTTGATGATGTCCCCAGCGACTCGGATCTTTTTCTTTACGACATATAAAATCCTGCCACATCTCTTGTACAAAATATAAAAAATTATCCTGACAAAGCTTGATGTGTTGTATCCATAACTTCTCTACTTCGAGCCTTAATTTATCTGTTGTTAAAAAATCTTTTTTCATGCTAGACTTTTTCTTTCTATATGTTAGTATTCAACTTAACCTATACTGTCAACCGACAGTAACATTTTTTTTCTGACCTGGAAAAAAATTAAAAAAAAAATTACCAAAAACCAAAAAATATATGAGCCTTCTAAACCAAGGAGCATGTACCCATTGTCGTATAATATGCATTATGTTAAATTTTGCCACATTATCACATCCGTTAGCAATTGCTCCAAGTTTTTTTCGCTAAATTTACATGATCCAAGAAGCTCGAACTTTATTTCTTGACGCAAGATGAACGCCTGATGAACAAGCCTGAGAATTTTCAGGCTTTTTAGCTTAGGGGTGAAAAGCAAGATAAATACATTACCACCGCAGGATAATCTCTCGATGTGCCAATTGATCTGATATTTTGACAGACCATAGTTCTTGCCCTCTGCTGATTTTAATTCTAACCAAATCTCAACACCATTCATGCAGCCGTTGACATCAGGTATACCATTGATTGTACTGGATTCTATTCTGAAAAAATGCCAATCCCTTTTGGTCTTTTGAATCGAGGCAAGATGCCTCCACAATTGTGATTCTCTCATGCCTAATCTTTTTACAATAGATTAGGCAAGAAAGCAAGATTGAGCTATGGTTTATTATCTTCTAAATAATCGTAAATAAGATCTTCAATAACATCTTGCGAGTGAAATATAATGTCTCTCTTATAAATGTTATATAAAATTTCTTGTCGAGATTCTCCACCCTCTTCAATTGTTTTTTGAATATATTTTTCTTCATCTTCGAATGCCATTTGTTTTACTTTACTCATTATAGATACTCCCCATGATACAAATTAAACTTTGGTAATGTTCTTTTCAAAAAATGTAATTCAAATTTTGAAAAATCTTCAAAGTAAGTTACCATTTCATATTTGTTGTTGATGGTGTCTAAATAATAAAGATCACCATCTTCAACTTTGTAAGCAATACCATTTACCACTGCTTTTGTTATTTTATTTTTTTGCATATTTTTCTCCGTAATGTTTGGAGGAGATTTTTGGCACTCCTCCTTGACCATCTAATAAGTTTGTCCAGTATAAGTTTGAACTGAAACATAATAATGGTATTCAACTTCCTTTAAAGATTTTAACTTTGGATGGTGTGCAGTACCATCTTCTTTAAACCTCCATTCGTTGTAATAATCTAAAATTTGTGTTTTTGTTTCAGGTTGATCTGAAGATAAATTACCATCCTCGTGATATACTAAATACTTTTTTACCATGTTTTTTCTCCGTAAAAATGTGAAACTTTATTATCCCACACTTGTATAATATCACATCTAATATGTGATGCAAGTCTTTTTTTATTTTTTTTGCAAAAAAAAAGAGAGCCGAAGCTCTCTTTAATTTTATTATTTATTTATTAATTATTTTATTGAATCTACCATTGCAATTGCATCTTTAAGCGTATTAGCTGCATCATGCCAATCAATTTCTCCATATTCTCCCTCAGTACCAATATTCCAATGAACATAAGATTTATCAAAATCAGCATCCATTCTTTCAATAAAGAAGCCTTTGTATTTGTAACTACCTTCTTGTAATTTAATTTTTTTTTCCATTTTTTTCTCCGTTGTTTGTGTGAAAATTCATTTCCTCACACTTATATAATATCACATTTTACAGGTGATACAACCTTTTTTTTATTTTTTCTTTATTTTTTTTCAGGAGTTACATCAATGATATTTGATGCATCTTTTATTTTTCCTTCGAGTTCTTCCAGTCTTTTTTCTAACTGCTCTCGATTCATTCCCTCTAAAGTATTATGAGTAATTTCTTTTTTATCAACAAACATGCCTGCCATTTGACCTGCTCTATATTCTGCATTAATAGCTCCTGTGTATTGACCTTTAATCTCTGCTCCATTTCTAAGTCTTTCAAAAATTTTAAAACGCCTCAATTTATCTTTGTCATATTTTTCCTGTTCTTTTGACATTCTTTTTTCAAAGTATCTACACACATGAGGATTTAAGTCAGGATTCAATAATCTACTAGCCTGTTCATATGGTTTACCTCTTTCTGATGTATAGCCAGCTTTTGAAGCTGCATCAGCTTTTGATATATTTCCCCAGTTCTCAACAAGAATATCAACAAATTGTCTTTGTTGCACTGTCAATTCGGTAGTAGATTTTAATTGATTTGGTTTTCTGGGCATTAATTATCGTAGTCCAATAGTATTTCTTGATTTTTTTTTATGTTTTTTGTGGTCAACAAGTTATAAATTATATAGTCATCCCAACTTTCCTTAACAAATAATTTACAATTATTAGACTTACTATGGTTAACAAAACCTCCAAGAGGTGTTCTGACATAACCAAAAATCATCGGCACTTTAATATGTGTAGATCCTAAATCAAATCCTTTTGTTATATTTGTTTTTGCAAAAATGCCATGACCATCAATATTACTTTTATCAATTTTTAAATTTTCAGGCAGTGGATTATAATAAAATCTATTCATTTTTAGGTTTGCCATAGTACAAATAAATTATCATTTATTTTCCCAAAATTCTATAATATATTTACTTACAAATAAAAAAAAATAAAAAAAAATGCATATCTCACCTCAAAAATTTTAATTTTTCCTATTTTTTAGGAATTTTTCCTAAAATTTTCCTAAAACTTTTTGTCTTTTTTCCCTGTTTTCTGGTATTTTTCCTAGTTTTCCCAAAATATAGTCCTATTTTACCTTTTTACTTTTTTATTTTTTTTTGTAAGGAAGCGTATTATAGAAAACTGGCAAAAATCATGTATGATTAATTTATGGATTTATACTGGCTCGAGTTCCTTGCAGCGTGTACCGCTATCATTAGCATCTATGTTTATGGAAATGGATCATATTTAGCACCAATCGTGGGTCTTGGTTCTCAGGTTATTTGGATATGGTGGTGTATTGAGATGGAATTGACAACGATGTTTTTACTCTGCCTGGCAATGGTACTGACACATTTGCGAAATTTAAAGATCATGGGAACGACTATAAAGCTTCAAGAATTATGGAATCGGTATAAGTGGTAGCTGTATTATGAATTTCTTTCCTGAGCTCATCTAATCGCTTTCTAATGAGTTTTTTTTGATTATTATTAATATTATAAAATAAAGCTTTATATATTCTATTATATTCTGCCCAACGCACTTGTTTTTTAGTAAAAGCAATTACTTTGCGTTTAAGAGCACTAATGTAATGTTCTCTCATTTCTTCAGGATCGAGTAATGCCCATTCACAAACTTCTCTAAAGTCCCGTGATTCTTGGATAATCCAGTTATGAGCTTCAATTTTTTGCACTGATGACTTTCTATCAGAGAGCGTAATCATTGTATCATCGAATGCGTTTATAACGACAGCACGCCATAATTTGTGTTCAGAGTTAAGTTTTTTATCGATCACGGACCGAGTGAAGCTCAGTCCCATTAATTTATATAGATAAGGAGATGAGCTCATTAGTGAGCAAAATTTTTGACCAACTCCCTTATTATTCTTTTATAATTAGCAAGAATGCTTTTTTTAGTTTTTTTTGTAGCTCGTAATTTAATATAATCGACATACAAACTTTCGATTAATTCGTGTCTTTCATCAGGAGACATACCATTAGGATCAACCAAAAAGGCTACATCTTCATGTTCGAGCAGGTTATCCCATTCAAATTTATTTCTAGACATAATCATAGTATACCTCAGTCAAAAACTACTTACTATTCACACTCATTACTTTTTTTATAAATTGTGGGATCGTAGCCGTTTAAATTAAAATTAAAATTTTTGTCTCGTTGATATTTGATGTTCTTTGATTTGAATGTTGGTAACTGACTATCGCAATTAGGACAAACAAATCGAAGATTTTCAAGCCTGTTATCTTTTTTTACCCCATTTATATGATCAAGTACAAGCGATAAATTTTTTTTCTTCCATTCACCTTCATTACCACAGAATGCACATTCATAAGGAATGAGCTTTTCTTTGATAATTCTATTTTTTAGATGTGTATAATTTTTGTAGTTTGAGTTTTTGACAAACAACTTTTCATTAGGTATTCGTGTGTATTTATTAGCCAAACCAATTCTCCCCTAATTATAGAGTAAAGGTTCGTGGTTCGTGTGTCTAGGTCAGTGTCTTTTGATTTTTTCGAATACGATACTGCAATACGGACACATTACTTTGTCAACTCCTTCAAGTGACAAGTAAATAAGAGGATGACCTCCTGAGTCTTCACCCCTGCAACATACTGTTTTTTCATTAAAGACTTGGATAGTTTTCATGATTTAGTTCTAGCTCCTGAGTGACCTGAGCCACCACAGGCATTACAAATATAAGTCGTATCTATTTCTTTATCTTTAAATCTATCAGGACGGATGTAACCATTGCCGTGACATTCTTCACAGACTTCATAAATAAGAACTTTTTCTTTGAAATTCATTCTTTCTCTTTCGCTATACATTCTTGTTTATATTTTGTATAACCACCAGGTAAAGTTAACGCAGGATTTTTTGGATCAGCTTTTGACCAACCTTTATCAACCCATACACAAGTATATTGTCGCTCATTGTTTTTTTTCTGTACAAAAAAATCAGCATTGCTCCATGTATATAAATTAAAAACTAATCCTATTATTAATG